GTTAAACAAAATGCCTTACGTAAACAAACCAAGACCGTATAAAAAAGAATACCAACAGCAAGTTGCCCGTGGTGAGTTGCCTGATCGGATGGAGCGTCAGCGTGCCCGTAATGAGTACGACAAGAAGCACCCCGACAAGAACAATGATGGCACTGCGGATTCTAGGGAAGGTAAAGATATCGCCCACGTTAAGGCGCTGAGTAAAGGTGGCTCTAACAAGGACGGCACGAAAGTGCAATCTGAAGCAACTAATCGCTCGTTCAAACGAAACGCGCAACATAAGTTGGTAACTGAAGTGAGTACCAAAGAACGTAAGAAAAAATGAACCTATCAGAGTATGACTGGCCGAGGCCGCATGGCTTCACCCCATTTGAGCACCAGAAGACTACTTCCGAGTTTCTAATTAGCAACCGTAAGAGTTTCTGCTTTAACGAGCAGGGTACAGGTAAAACCGCTTCAGTTATATGGGCGGTTGACTACCTAATGAAAGTTGGGCTGATTAGCCGAGTGCTTATCGTTTGCCCGCTATCAGTAATGAAAGCCGCATGGCAAGAGGATTTGTTTAAGTTTGCTCTACATCGTACAGTAGCTATAGCTTACGGTGGAAGAGAGAAACGTAAACAAATTATTAACGGACTTGCCGAGTTTGTCATCATTAACTTCGATGGTGTTGAGATCGTCAAGAAAGAAATCATAGCCGGTGGGTTTGACCTTATCGTGATTGATGAAGCGTCTGCGTATAAGAACGCACAGACTGACAGATGGAAGACCATGCGCGACATTACTAAGGTGGTCAAAGGTCTGTGGATGTTGACTGGTACGCCAGCCGCGCAGTCACCTGTGGATGCTTACGGATTGGCAAAGCTTGTGAACCCCAAAGGTGTATCGCCTTTCTTTGGTCAGTTCCGTGATTCAGTCATGCACAAGATTAGTGATTACCGTTGGATTCCTAAGCCTACTGCGGATGCCATAGTTCATAGAGCATTACAGCCCGCGATTAGGTTTGAGAAAGCGCAGTGCTTGGACTTGCCCGAAGTCACGTTTGTTGACCGAGAGGCTCCACTATCACCACAGCAAATGAAATACTACAACACTCTGAAGAAACAGATGTTGATTGAGGCAGCGGGAGAGGAAGTTACGGCTATGAACGCTGCTGTAAAGATAAACAAGCTGCTTCAAATTTCTGGTGGCGCGGTGTACACCGACAACAAAGAAGTCATTGAGTTTGATGTGACCGACAGGCTTAAGGTTATCAAAGAAGTGATTGATGAGTCTAGTCATAAGGTGCTTGTATTCGTTCCGTTTACGCACACGATTGAACTGCTGACCAAGTACTTAATTAAAAGCGGTATCACTTGCGATGTTATCAATGGTGCGGTATCAGCAAATAGACGGGCAGAGATTGTCAAAGAATTTCAGACCCGTGTTGAACCCAAGGTGTTAGTCATACAGCCTAAAGCGGCGGCACATGGGTTAACACTAACTGCGGCCAACACAATTATTTGGTACGCTCCCACCTCCAGTGTTGAAACGTATCTGCAAGCTAACGCACGCATAGACCGGCCCGGCCAGCGCAACCCAATGACTGTGGTGCATATCAAAGGGAGCCCAACAGAAGGGCGCTTATATTCGCTTTTGCGTAGCAACATCACAAATCATGACAAAATAATTGATCTATATCGACAAGAATTTTTAGACACCCCTTGACAATGTCTAATCTTGTGATACATTAGAGTCTTGTTTAACAATTAGGAGCATAAGATGGAAGAAGTTGAAGACACAGTCACCTCTGTAGATTTGGGCAAGCTAGCCGCAATCTATATCAAGATACGGGACAAGCGCTCGGCCAATAAAAAAGTATTTGAAGAAGAGGATCAAGACCTTGAGAGTCAAATGAAAGTATTGGCGCAAGAGATGCTTGATACTTGCAAAGAAATGAACGCCGACAGCGTTCGCACCCCACACGGCACAATCATGCGTTCGGTTAAATCACGGTATTGGACAAATGATTGGGATTCAATGTACGCCTTTATTGAGGAGACAAGTGCATTTGGCCTGTTAGAGAAGAGACTTCATCAAACTAACATGAAGGATTTTCTTGCTGAGAATCCAGACATTTACCCGAAAGGACTGAATGTCGAAAGCGAATACACCGTGGTAGTTAGACGTTCTAAGGAAAACTGAAATGACAGATATAGAAACCAGAGCAAGGGCAGTGGAATTCATACTAGAGATCATGAACACCGTGGTTCTTAGTGGGGATACCGGATCGTACGAAGACAATTTAGACAACGTGCTTACGGGCGCAACACAAATATACAACTTTCTTATAGCAGGTACAACCAAATGAGCAACATCACAATTCTTAACCAAGACGTGCCCGACTTCCTGCAAGCCGCAGGGGTTAGCGAGCTTACTAAGCAACTCGCAGGGCGTACCGGCGTCAAACGCATCGTGCCTAAAAACGGCATCTTTCGTAAGGTGGTCGGCGGCGAGGAGATGGGCAAGGTCAAGGGTAACTTGAACGCCATCATCGTCAATGCTTCACCGCATGTAGGCCGCATTTTCTACGCAAAGGCATGGACTCCTGATGCCGAGCCAACTGCGCCAGACTGCTTCTCCAACGACGGTCGCTCTCCTGATGTGAGCTCGACTAACCCACAAGCAGATCGCTGTGACTCATGCCAGCAGAACATTAAAGGTTCTGGACAAGGCAACTCTAAAGCATGCCGATACTCACGCCGTATTGCTATGGTCTTACAAGAAGACTTTGGTACTTCATTAGAGGGTTCTGTGTACCAGATGAACTTGGCGTCTAAGTCTTTGTTTGGCGAAAGCGTTGGGGACAATACGCATCCGTTTGAAAACTACTCTAAGTACTTGTCGAACAACGGTAAGAGCTTGGATTACGTGATTACACAGATTAGCTTCAACGAAGACAACGATAACCAATCGGTTTTGTTTACTCCAATCCGCTACATTGTAAAGAACGAACACACGGTGACGAGCAGAGTTGCGGCAATGCCTGAAGTTCAGAAGATGGTAGTTATGACACCATACCAAGCTGATGCATCCGGAAAGATTGCTAAGTTAGAAGCCCCAAAATCTATGGGCAAGATATTAGACGAGGACGAAGAAGCGGCTATGGCAAAAGTAAAAGCTAGCCCTATTGACGAACCTGTAAAGCGGCCATCTAAAGCCGCGCCGACACCGACGACCAAGAAAGATCTTGACTCCGTGGTGAAGGCTTGGAGTGACGAGGAGTAATCCATGAGTTATGGATACAGCCAACGACTTGTAGATGCTAATAGAACGGCAGACCCAAGTTCGTGGGGCGTACTTCTCGGGGCTAAGTGCATAGAGCTTGGCATACCTGTCAATGAAGTTGCGGAACGAGTTAATGTTAGCCGTGCTACGGTCTACAACTGGTTCTGGGGAGTACGAGCCCCAAGCGCATATCATTGCCAGCGTATTGCCACGCTTTTGCCTAAGCTAAAGAAACGAAAATAAATCCAAGCACGTGAGGGGGCCTAGGCCCCCAGCGTAGCCGTCCGCGAAAAGAAAACAATGTCCAATTTTGACCTGATGAACGCTGTACTGCCTACTGAAGGCCGGTACTGTGTGCTAGGTATTGGGCGGTATCCGGATCAGAAGTTTTATGATACACGAGCAGAAGTAGATGAACAGATTGAGGCGCTAGTTAGGGGTAAGTTTGATGCGTACTTTGGGTGTGCTAAGTTTGGCCCGCTCAATAACCGTACACATGAAAACGTTGCTTATGTTCGCGCACTGTGGATGGATATTGATTGCGGCCCCACAAAGGCTGTACCCGACGAGAAGGGGATCATCAAAGGCTATATTGACCAAGCCACAGGTCTTACCGAGTTCAAAAAGTTTTGTAAAAACGTAGGGCTACCACAGCCAATTTTAGTTAGCTCAGGTTACGGTATCCACGCATACTGGTTACTAGAAGAAACTATAAGCCGACTAGATTGGGAGCCGCTTGCAAACCGCCTTCGTGAGTTGTGCGTTGAGCAGGGGTTGATTGTTGATCCTTCTGTATTTGAAGCATCCCGAGTACTGCGCGTCCCCGGTACATATAATTTTAAACAGCAAGAACCAGTAGAGGTTAAGGTTCTTAACGAAGTCACTAAGCGTATTACTTACGCACAGATGAAAGAACTTCTTGGAGCACCGGATGTAAAACCGGAAGAAGAGAGGCCAGACTTTATCCCCCGCACCATGAGCCCTTTAATGGAAGCCGTGATGCAGAATAAAGTTAAGAGGTTTAAAACAATAATGCTGAAGTCGGTAGCGGGTGAAGGATGCAATCAGTTGCTCTACTGCTACGAGAACCAAGCCACACTCGACTACAACTTATGGCGCTCCGCGCTTTCAATCGCAACCTTTTGCATTGATAAAGATTCCGCAGTTCACAAAATGTCTGCGGAGCACCCTAACTATGACAGATACAAAACTGAGTCTAAAGTTGGTGATTTACAGAGAACAGGTGGGCCGCATCATTGCGCTACCTTTGAGAATCAGAACTCTGGGGGCTGTGATGGATGTCAGCATAAGGGCAAGATCAAGTCTCCAATCATGCTTGGAGTTGAGATTGAAGAAGCCGACGATGAAGATAACGAAGTTGTTGTTGAGAGCGAAGGCAAAACGGAAACAGTGCACATACCCGAGTATCCGTTTCCATTTTTTAGGGGGAAGAACGGCGGGGTGTACCGTAGACCGTCAGAAGAAGAGGCTGATCCCGAGCTTGTGTACGAGCATGACTTGTACATTACCAAGCGGCTAACTGACCCCGTTATTGGGGAGACGCTATTGTTCCGGCTGCACCTACCCAGAGATGGCATGAAGGAGTTTACGATTCCTCTAGGCGTCATCTCCGCTAAGGACAAACTACGTGAGGCATTAGCAAGTAAGGGTGTGGGGTTGTTTAATAAGCAACTTGACGCCATGTGTATTTATGTAATGACATCAGTTAAAAATTTACAGGTAACAAAAAAGGCGGAAATTATGAGAACTCAATTTGGTTGGGCCGACAAGGATACTAAGTTTATTCTTGGTGATCGGGAAATTACTAAGGACGGCGTGTTCTATACACCCCCCTCACACACTACAGCATCGGTTGCCGAGAACCTTGTTGAGCATGGTGACTTTGCGAAGTGGAAAGAGGTGTTTAATATGTACGCAAGGGCGGGGCTTGAACCTCACGCATTTGCGGCATTGACAGCGTTTGGATCACCCTTGTTGAAGTTCACCGGCATGTCTGGCGCGATTATCAATGTGATTCACAGTAGCTCTGGTTCGGGAAAATCAACTGCTCTATACATGTGCAATAGCGTATGGGGGCATCCAGTTAAGAACGCTTCTATTTGGAAAGATACGTTTAACGCAAAGATGCACCGGCTTGGTGTAATGAACAACCTGCCCAATACGATTGATGAGATTACAAACACCAGCCCTATGGAGTTTTCTGATCTGGCGTACAGTATTTCACAAGGGCGGGGCAAGAATAAAATGCAAGCCTCAATCAACGCAGAGCGCGTCAACCTTACGAGTTGGCAGGGGATGACTTTAGCTTCCTCTAACGCTAGCTTTTACCAAAAGATGGGAGCGGCTAAGGATTCCCCAGACGGCGAGTCAATGCGCCTACTTGAGTACGAGATCAAACCCAACAACATTATAGATGTGGCACTGGGCAAGCAGATGTTTGACCACCAACTGTTAGATAACTATGGTCATGCTGGTGAAATCTACGCGCAGTGGTTGGTTAATAACTTAGAAGCGGCTAAAGACTTAGTGCGCCAGATTCAAGCTAAGCTGGACAAGGAAGTACGGTTTACTGCAAGAGAGCGTTTCTGGTCAGCGGTGGCGGCTTGCAACATTGCTGGTGGTTTGATTGCTAGGAACTTAGAGTTGCATGACTACGATATGAAGCTAGTGTACGCATGGCTGGTAAAAATGCTCAGCGAAATGCGTGAAGACATTAAGCCGCCTATCAGCAACCCTGCGGCTACTCTTGGTGAGTTCATTAACAGAAACCTGTCTAACGCTCTGGTTGTGAATGGTGAGAATGACGCACGGAACAATATGACTCCTATGCCGAGTATGGAGCCCCGTGGTGAACTACTCATACGCTACGAACCGGATACCAAATACTTGTGGGTTGCGGCAAAAGCTTTTAAAGACTTTTGCGTAGAACGGCAAATTAACTACAAAGACATACTAAGAGAACTTAAAGACGTAGAGGTGTTCAAAGAAGCAGTGAATAAGCGCATGGCTAAGGGTATGAAGGTTGTGTCTCCCGCAGT